GAACACCTTGTACCGCTTGCCCGACTTGGAGCCGCGCAGCGTGTAGAGGCCGGTGCGCGAGTAGGACTCGGCCAGGTCCACGTCCGCGGTGGTGTAGAAGCCGGGGCCGTAGAGCTGGGCACGCGCCATCGGCGCGTCTGCGCGGGGCAGTAGGTCCTCGGGCAGGCCACCGGGGGTGGCCGAGCCGTGAGCGACGGGCGGGGTGTTCTTGCGACCCTGACGACCGGGCGACTCGCCCGCGACGAACTTCTCCTCCTCGCCCACCTGGAACCGGCGCTGGAGCGCCTCGGTGATCGGGGTCTTGTCCTCCCAATCGCGGAGGTACTCCTTGTGCCCGTCCGAGATGTCGATGAAGCGATCCACGTCCGAGTGCGCTGAGTACTCGACGGCCTTCTGCTTCTCGGCCGGACGGAACACCCGGACGACGTGGACGGTCCCCACGCCACCGGACTCCTCGATCATCAGGCGGTAGCCCTGGTTGCCGAGCAGGTCGGCGTTCTTCTCCACGAAGGCGGCGATGTCGTACTCGGGACCACCGAGGGTGACGGGGTTGCCCGCGTCGTACTGGAAGGTCGTCTCGCCAGGCTGGAGGCGGACCTCTGCCGAGGCGACGGGCACGGCGTAGCCGCTCTTGATGGGCTTGCCGTCGAGGGGGTCGATGATCTTCGGGCGAGCCGGGTCCCAATCGTTGAGGGCCCTGGCCAGCGGGAGGTCACTGAGGTACACCATCGGGTCCTGCCCGAGGGTGATCTTCTTGTAGGCGTCCTTTACGTAGGGACTCACGCGGGGGACATTCGGCCCCGGTCCCCGCTTGCCACCAACGGCATGGAACGTGGTGGCCAGTTGGGCGCTCCGCTCAGCATCCATCGCTCGGGAGATGGCCGCGTGGCGGATCATCCTCTCGCGCCTGGTGCGGATGGCACCAGCGAGCTCGCCCATCTTCTCCGCACGCTTGCGGCTGGCCCGCGGAGCGAAGGAGGCCGGCACAGCCGGGGCAGCCTCGGCCTTGGCGTCGTGCAGGGCGGTGTCGTAGGAGCGGCCGGTCACCTCGTCGGCCAGGGGGCCCGGGCCGATCTTGAGGGTGCGGCGCTTGACGAACGCCTTTGGGATGCCACCGGCCAGGGCGCCGACAGCGGCACCGCCGAGCATCCCGAAGGGACCACCGACCGCGGCACCGGCAAGGGCGCCAGCCGTCATGCCAGCGCCACCGGAGTAGACGCCCGGGTGCAGGGTGGGGTTGAGGGCGTTCATGCCCGCGTAGCGGAACGCGCTGCCGTACTGGCGGAGCCAGGCGGCGCCACCGAGCATGGCCATGCCGCGCAGCGCCTCGTCCATGAGGACGCGCTGTGGCCAGGCCAGGCGGAAGAGCTGGAGCGGCTTCCAGAACTGGTTCCACTTGGTGCCCACCAGGTCGGCACCCTCGAACAGCGTCCCGGCCGCACCGCGGCCGAAGTTCTTGATGTCGCTGTCCATGAGCTCGAAGAACTCACGGTCGTACTTGAGGGCGTGGGCCACCTGGTAGGTGTTCAGCGGCGAGTAGTAGTTCGGGGTCTGCGTCGGGTCCACCGCCAGGTTGGCGGTGTCGCGCAGAGCGTCGAGCTCGGCCTCGTCCACCTCGAGCGTGCGGGAGTGCATCCCGTCCGTGAACTCCAGGGTGGCCTTGCCGTTCTGCCGGCTGACCAGCTTCACGGCGTTCTCGGGCACCGTCGAGTAGATCGCGCCGTCCCCGGAGAGGAGGGCGTTCACCATGTCGTTCTGGTGACCGCGGACGCTGTTGAGGAAGTCGGTGACGTTCTCGGGGGAGACGCCGTACTTGCCGGCGATCGCAGCGACGAGGTGCTGCTCCTCGACCTCCTTGGCGATGATGGCAGCGCCGCGCAGGTCCCCGGCCTGCTGGGCGCGGGTGAAGCGGGAGAGCACGTCGTCCAGGGCCTCGGTGTTCTTGTAGCCCCAGAAGTGCTCGAACTGCTCGAACTGGCGGCGGATCGAGCGGACGCCCGAGTCCACCCGGTGCAGGTCGATCGTGTTGGCCTCGCGCAGCCAGGCGCCAGCGGCCTTCTTGGTGACCGTGTGGGCACGACCGAACAGGCTCTTCTGGAACGTGCGCTGCACGTAGTCGGCCTTGGGCTTGGTGCCCTTGATGGCCTCCAGGCTCATGGAGGGGTTGTCGAACGACGGCACCATGTCCAGCCACGAGGCGAAGTCCTCGTACTGGTTCAGGTGGCGGCGGGCCTCCTCGAGGTCGGCAACCCGGTCCTCGTAGGTGGCGTGCAGCTCCTTGGTGTAGTAGTCGTAGAAGCCACCCTTGCCCTCGGCGCGGCCGGCCAGGGCCCGCTCAAGGTCCTCCACCTCGGTCTCGAGGCGGGCGAAGCGGCCCTGCTGGGCGTCGATCGCGTCGAGGTAGGTGCGGCCACCCGGGATGAGCGGGTCGCTGCCCTCCTTCATGGCGCGAATCTCGGCCCACGCCTTGGGGTCGGCCAGGACCGCACGACGGGTCAGGTCGCGGAGCTGGGGGTTGCGGGCGGCGATGCTGAACATCTCGGCCGCGGCTGCGCCGTTGACGGCGTTGCGCTGCCGGAACATCGGCAGGTTGGAGAACTCCCCGAAGGGCATCTCCTCCGCAGCGCGGAACACGTCATCGAAGTTCTCGAAGATGCGGCGACCACGCCAGGCGCCGTAGGACTCACGGATGCCGCGGGTGGCGAACTCCTCGCCACGGGCAGCACGCACCGCGGCGGTGCGGGCGGGGCCCTTCTCGGGGAGCTTGCCAGCGCGAATCTCGCGGGCCTCCCGCACACCACGCCCGATGGCGATGGTGGGGTCGATCTTCCACGAGATGCCGATGTCGGCGGCGAACGCCGTGATGCCGTAGAGGGAGTTGGTCCGCTTCATGCGGTCCAGGTCCTTCATGGACTTGGACGGGTCCACGCCAGAGACCAGCCAGTCGGTCACGGCCTGGCCGATCGACCGCTCCTCTGCGAGCTGCCACGCCTGGCCCCAGGTGGAGCCATCGGCCCACCAGCCCCATCCGAGGTCCTCGGTGTCCTCGAGGGTGGAGGCGATGAACGGAGTCTCGAGGACGTTGTAGAAGCCGTCGTAGAGGGCGTAGCCACGCTCGAGTGCGCCACCCAGCACTGGGGCGTCCATGATGGCCTCGCCCGCAGCACCGAGCAGAGCAGCACCCTGCTCGCGGTCCTGCTCAGCGTCCGCGTCCTGGAAGGGGCCACCAGCGATGAAGCCGACGCCCTGCACCAGGGCACCACCGAGCCCGCCGAGGGCTCGCTGGAACCAGCCCTCCTCCTCGACCTCGCGCTTGGCCTCACCGCGCTGGAGCCGCTCGGCCTGGGTCTGCTGCACGGAGTCCTCTGCCCAGGTCTTGAAGGCAGCCTGGTCCGGCCAGGGGGCCGTCCCCACATCTGCGGCCAGGGCGTACTGCGTCCTGCCCCCAGGGGCGGTGGTCACAGCCGCGGCGGTGCCAATCTGGTTGGCCCACCAGGAACTACTCACCCTAACTCCGCACGCAGTTGCCTCACGTACTGCTTGAACTGTGCCGACGCCTCCGGCTGCGAAGCCTGGAAGATGAACACCGGCAGGTAGGACTTGAGCCTCTGCTGCTCGGCCTCACTGAGGCCGCTGGGGTTCGGCAGGGACGATCCCGCCCCGGGGCCCCCGGGCATCCCGGCGAAGATGTCCTCCTCCGGGCGCTCGGTGGGGGCCCCGAACGGGGTGAGCATGGACGGGTCGGGCATGAGGGCCGACTGGCCCCCACTCTGAGCATCAGCACCGGGAACCGGGCCGCGGAGCGGACCATCGGTACGCTGGGAAAGAGCACCCGGGCCCGAGACGGGGCTCGGGTTGGTGGGCTGGCGGTATCCGCCTCGGCCTTCGGCCATGCTCACTCCTCGCTGGTGATGGTCTCAATCTCACGAGCGGCGCTCTCCATGAAGTTGCGCCGGTCGATCCGGTAGTTGTGGTCCGCGATGATCTGCTCGGTGACGTGCCGGGTGAACCGGGCGGCGTCCTCGAGGAGATTGGTCACGAGCCCCCCGGCCGCGGCGGCGGTGGACCGCCACGACCACGGGAACGAGCTGAACTCAACCTCGTCGTCCACGCAGGACTCCTTACTTGAGCGGGTTCTTCTTCCCGTTGCCGACCGGCTTGGTGACGACCGGCTTGGTGTGACCCGGGGTGACCTTGGTGGTCGTGTCGATCGTTGCGGAGGGCTTCCCCTTCGCGTGCGGGGCGTGGGTGTGGACCTTGGCCGGGCCGGGACGGCTACCAGCAGGCTGAGCGTTAGGCGCTGCCATGTCGTGTTCCTTCGGTTATGCCGGCATCCGGCGACTGACGTTGTACTGCATGTTGGGATTGCCGCTCGGGGTCAGACCCGCGAGGACCATCGCCAGGTCCGGGGCTGCGCCCGGGCCGAGTTGGGTGTTGTCGCCACCCGGGGCGGGGCCTCCCCCGCCAGTCATCCCCATGAGGGCCTGCATCATCTGGTCCTCGGGAGACATCTGCTGTGGCTGCTCCTCGGGCGTGAACGCCTCGAGGATCGCCTCATGGATCGGCTTGCCGTTCTCGCGGTCCTTGATGATCGCGGCGGCTCGCTGGAGCGTCTTGAGCGGGTCGATGCCCTGCTCACCCATCACGGGTGCGTTGGCCAGGAGCGCGAAGATGCCCTGCTTGAGAGCGTCCTGCATCTGCTCGATGTCCACCCGGCGCTGGAGCTCGTCCACGTCAATCTCGAACGGGAGCTGGCGCTGCATGGTGTCGCGGTCGATGGCCTGGTCTGCACGCAGTTGGAGCAGGAACACCAGGGCCCGGTTCACGTCCATGCCCGCGGTCATGCCGTAGGACACCGACACGGAGTAGTTGCCCGCGATGTCCTTGCTGGGCTTGTAGGTGATCGTGAACGGGGCGCCAGAGGCGTTGGCCGTGACCTCCTTGACCGCCTCGGGCCAGTAGGACTCGTCCATCTCGAACGCCATGCGGAGCGCCCTGCGAAGGGCGTCACCGATGATGTCCTGGGCGGTGGCGATCTGCGTGGAGTAGATGTCGGTCAGCGCCGCCATCCCCGGACCCGTGGCGATCGAGGGAGTGTCCGCGCCCCCGGAGCGGAGCTGCGGGTAGCGCGTACCCGTTGCAATCTCCTGGTCGAGGAGCTGCTGCTCCACCAGCGACGAGGAGGGCAGCTCGAGCGGCACACGTCCGACGCCCCCAGGGTTCTGGGTCTTGATAACGGCGTCGGGGCCGAACGGGATGTGGGTCACGTCGTCCGGCACGACGAGCGGTGCGCGGACGGCCTTCTCGGCGGCTTCCAGCCCGTAGACCGCCATGCGGGCCCGGGCGAGCCAGACCCACAGCACGTCATCGAACTGCCCTCGGTGGTGCTCATCCCAACGGGGTCGCTCAGCGACAACAACCGGGGGACGGCCGAAGCGATGCTGCGACCTACGGAGCACCAACCCCTGCCTCTCGGGCAGGAACACTACAATCTCGTCACCGTGCATGAGGGTGACGACCTCGAGGCGGTCGGTGTCAGAAGTGACGTTCACCCGCCCGGTCACCGGGTCGGGGACCTTCTGGACGATCGCGTCCTCGAGCTCGGGGTACTTGTGGCGCAGCCGGCCCACCGTGTCCTCGGAGCACTTGCCGTACATGGTGACCTCGCCGTAGAGGTCGGTCTCCCAGAACGCCCCGTAGGGGTTGTCCAGGCGGAGCCGCGGGCAGCGGGCCTTGAAGTCGGGCTCCACGACGATCGGCATGGCCGCATAGGTCCAGTACCAGTCGGTGCCCGAGTAGAGCTGCTGCTTGAGCCGAGAGTACTCGATGTAGTACAGCGCAATCTTGGTTTTCTTGGCGGCGAACTTCTTCGCCTTGTCCGTGGTCAGCGTGCTCGAGGAGCACTCGATGTTCGGCATCCGGCCAGTGACCTCGGCCAGGTCCCGGGCCGTGGTGTCGAGCACGTTGGCGACGATGGGCTTGGGCCACTTGGCCGGGAACACTCCCGGCATGACGGCCTCGATGTCACCGCGCCGTGCGGCAGTAACCTGCTCGTTCTTGAGCTGCCGCTCCTGGTGTCGCTCCTTGAGGTTCTGCCAGGAGTCGAGCACGGTTGCATCGACGCGATCGTGCATTTACGCCCAAAGCCTTTGCTGTCGGGACCACTCCTCGATGTCGATCACGACGCGCTCCTGCTTGTCGTTCTCGGAGAGGTATGGGTTGTCGAGGTGGAACTGCGGGTTGCCGCCGAGCTCCCGGGTCACATCCCGGGCGGCGAGTTCCGCGAACCAGAAGGCCATCACCATGTCGGTTTTCTGGTCCTTCGGGTGGTCCGGGTACCAGGTGACGAGCTGCTCCTTGAAGGTCCGGTACGCCTCGTTCTGCGCGAGGGCCGGCAGGTCGAGCAGCGCGGTGCCGTCCTGGTAGCCGCGAAAGAGCATCTCTAGAGAGGAGACGCCCCACTGTGGGTCCCACTTGTTCTTGTGGGTCTGGTGCTCACGAAGGCGGACGCCTCTCGAGGCCAGGT